AACAATCGTGCGAATTCCGCCTTCCTTGAGAGACAACGTCAACTGTCCAGTCGTCCGCTGGGATCGGACAACTGAAATCAATTTCTCGATCGACACGCTCGAGTCCAACACGGTTTCCGTAATCAGGTAATCTTCGTTCTTTTTGATGATCGCGTCAGTATTCATTTGCTGGTTTTGATGACCGGCCGCGGATTGGTTTTCTTATCCTTGACGATAAGTTTCGGTGGCGCCTGGTCCGATGCCGGTCGGCCGCCTCCGTGAACGCCCTGGTGTGGTGGTGATTTTTGCGGCGCGCCGGGGCCGCCTCCGCTTGGCGCACCGCCGCCTTCTGGTGGAGGCGCACCGTTGGGAGAAGCACCACTGTCGGGACCACCGATGCCGAGCTCGGCGGCGAACTGACGTTCCTGCGCAAGAATCGCGATCTGGATCTTCTTCCAGTTCACCCACTTTTCAAACTCGGTATCGCCAGGAATCTCACCGAAGTTTTCAATCCCCAGTTTCTTTGCGACCGTATGCGGCGATATCGGAAAGTCGCGGCTGTAGAGTGCCATATACTTCGCCTGTTCCTGCGCCTGTGTGATCTTCAGCAACGTCGACGGAACCGAAACGAGTCGAAGTTTCTTGGCAAAACTGCGTGCGCGCGTGAGCTGGTCGTACATCGACGCTCGGCTGACGACTTCGCCTTCGACCATATCGAAAGGCAATTCCCCGTTTACATACTCGTCTATCAGATGGGACGGAATCATGCTGGAGGGATCGAAGTCCATCAGAACGGAGGTGACCTTGTCGGGCCCAACGTATTCGATGATCCTGGCCGTATCCATCCACTGAGGGATCATCACCTTGAGCATGTTGGCCACTTTGGCGTTGCCCGATTCCATCGACGTCGCAATTCCTTTTGCGATCGGACCAACGCTTTCCAGTGCCTTGTCGAAACTGTCGGGCGATAGATTCAGTTTCGCGTCCATCAGCGAACCAAGGTCGTTGATGCCCAACTGCCGTTCTTCCTGCTCCTTTAGGAATTGCTGAAACTTGTAATTCGTATCGGTGATCTGGACTTCGTCAGGTAGGAGCGACTGAAAGGTTTGCTTCGGGATCCCGTCGCCACCCATGCGAACGTTGGGCTCGAAGATATCGAAGTTTTCAACTTTCGGGCCACCCGTCGATGTTCGATCGTAGCCCATCGGCGGATTCATGCGCGCGGTCAGTACTTCGTCCATTCCACGTTCATGCTTGCGCTTTGTCTGCTCAACCGAACTGACCGATTCCACCAGCGACAGCCCTAACGCTTCCCACGGCCAGTCGTCGACGGTATAGGCTACGGCCGGCATTTTCCCGTGCCAGTCAAACGCCGGCCCGTCATACATCGGCATCGACACTCCGGGATTGGTGATCATCAGGCGAAGATTGGGATACACACGGCAGTCCTGCAGTTGCGCTTTACGCATGACGTGCTGATTGTTCAGGACACCGCCGGGAATGTCCTGGCCCAGCGTCGGCACCTTGTAAAACCAACTGGTGTCAACATCGCCCATCGGTAGTTCGAACCCAGTTTTGTTGATCCGAAGATCACGGACGAACGTGTAACGGATTTCGCAGTACAGGTTTCCCCAGTTTCTGGTTTCTCCGCCGTATCGAAACTTCTCGGCCCAGTCCAGCCGCTTTGCCGTCAAGCGCGAAGGATACGTGCATTGATTCACCGGCAACAGGCTTGCCTGAAACAACGGGAATCGCGCGTGAGCTTCGGCGATCGGCATGTACTCGTAGATGGTGACTGCGTAGGCTTCCTGGATATCGTTGTTTGCCGGTACCTGAACCGGAAGCACATCGAGCAATCCCAGGGCATCGAAAATGATCTGTCGTTCGCCGAAGCCATAATCCTCGGCTTTGCATTTGGGCCAAAGATATCCAACGCCGGTAACGGCGGCCCACTGAAGAGCCTTGCGCAACTGCCGCGGAAACTGAGCCTCCGTGTAGATGCACTTCATCACGTTGTTTTCGATTTCAGCGAATTGCTTATACTGTGTGGCGTCTGAACCCACAGTACCGATTTCGCGAACGTCGGAGATGGTTTCGACAAACTTGCGGATGTTGTACTTCAGGTCATTACTGACCAGAGTCGATCGCCGGCGATCATTGAAGATGCCGTCGAATATCCTCATGTTGTGGGCCAGGTTCCGGTAGGAGCGCTGGCCGGAGATGTAACCCTCACCCTCTTGGATGGCTTCCTCTACCCAGCCGAGGCGAATCGTCGGGGCTGCCTCAAAAGGTGGTACCTGCCAGCTTGTGCTTGTGGGCAGGACTTCTCGAAGTACGACGCTCATACTTTTTCCTCAACAGGCACGTTGAACGATCGGCGAGTGTGATAGCCACCTGTTGGGGTTCTCAATTTTTCGTCGTCGGGATCGCCTTTATCCAGAACCCAGAATCGTGCACCGTACGGGATTTCAATCAAGTCTGGCAATGTGTAGAATTTTTTGCAGTCGTAACATCCTGGAGGCGTGGGACTCCAGTTCCCTTCGAAGAAACCGTTGTACCAGATTCCAATACGGCCATCTGGCGCAATAACCATGTTGTTTCCGCTGTGTCCGTCGTCAGACAGCCGACCGGTACCACAATTCGGACACATCAGCGGCCTACACTCTTCGTAAGTGAAACTCATCAGTGTCCATCCTCATATCCGACGATATGCTGGAAACTCTCGCGCTTCATCTTCTTGTTTTCCCAATCCTCGTCGAGTCTGGCGATCGCAGCGCGACAGAACTCGCGATTGACTTCGTTTCGCGCGTTCATCATGGACGTGACCAGTTCGGCGCGTACCTGTTGACGAATTGGACCCTCAATGGATTCGCGCTGTTCGTCGGTCATTTCGTTTTCGCGCTTTTCCTGCTCGCGATATTTCTTGTCCCAGCGATCGACTTCCGACGCCGTCCTGCAGACGATCTTCTCGAATCCCATTCTTGCGAACAGCGAAGGAAGCGGGAATTGCTCCGGAGCTCCGACCATGATCCGGCCGGTCGACTTCTGGTGATAGAACACGATCGCGATCTTCTTGACGGCCGGCCGACTCTGGCCAGGGATCCAGATTTCGGGCGCTCGCTGGCGCGGCGCCATGCTCGCTGGTAAGAAGAGCTTTGTCATCGCTTATACGGTAACGCCTTCTCCGAGACTTTCTTCGAAGGCGGTGCTTTCGCAATCGATCGGTTCGGAATCCCGCTGGACACTTGTTTCCGGGAATTGACGATATCGTTAATCTTGCCCTGAGTGGCCTTGTTCTTTGCCGTCTTCGCAACGTCGGAAGCGGTCTGTTGCTGCTTTGCGTACTGTGTCGCCAAGCTATCCTGCTCCGCGATTGGCCCGACGCTTTTCTCTGGGGTATCCATGTTTTTGTTTCTCCAGACTTGGGTAGTGGTTAGTCTCCTACGCTCATCGACGCCACGTTAGCATATTCCTCTTTCAATTCCGGCAAAGTTCCTTTCCGTATCTGATAGGTCTTCTCACTGCGTTCGGCCGTCACGTCCATGTGGTGGCGGGTGAAGTAAGCCATCGCCGCGGCGCGAACGCGATCGTCCTTTTTGTTTTTCTGGTGTTCGATTTTGGTTTTGCCGGCGACGGTGATCTTTCGTTCCAGATCCTGCATTTCCAGGATCAGCCATTTGCTGTTGGCCTTATACCAGCCGTTGGTCACAGCATCGATGAAACGATTCATCAGAATCGGTACCGACCAGGTTCCGGAGTAGAAGCCGTCTTTGACGGAGTTGGTCTCAACGACTTTCTTGTTGTCGTACCGGATCATCTGATGGTGGTAGAGAAAGCCCATCATTTTCAACTGGTGCTGACAGTCATCGCCGGGCCGCTCGCGCTGCTCAATACAAAACTTCGCGCCTCGAGGATCGCGGCATTTCTTTCCGTACCATGCGCCGAGCGCCGCAGCAAATCCGACAGCTTGCGCCGGATTGACTCGCAAACTGGTGAACTCGGCAACCTGGACGTCGGGGAAATTGCCTTTCGCGCTATTGGTGACGTTGATCACCGTACGATCCTCATCGGGCTTATTCATGCCATCGGCCGTGTCGATGCCGATGGAATAATCGCGGCCAGACTTCGGTTCCTCGTAGATGATCAAACGATCCAGCCACGGCGTTTCTTCCTTTTCGCTGATCGGCAGCAACGGAACGAGGATCCAACTGTAATCTTCTCCGCGGTGGGATCGCCATTCGATCTCGATGCGATCGGCTTCGTAGTCGACCATTTCCGGATCCGGTTCGAAACCGTCGTCGATGGACTTTCCCAACACGGCGTAGGATCGAAAATCCACCTTTCGCGCTTCGGTTTGGACTTCGATGACATCGGGTCCGAACACGACGTCGTTCTTGCCGGTGAGCGCCTCTAAGTCGTCGGCCGGCATCTGCGAGGCCCAAGTCCGTTCGGTGTGTTTCTTCAGCGCCTCAAGGTAATTGAATTCCCAGAACCACTGTTGCTCGCGCGGCATGTGCCAGGTTGCGCCGGCCACTTCAGAAAGAAACGGCGTCGATCGGATGTAGAGCTCGCAGCGCTGAACGTGCTTGCGAGTTTCCTTGATCGGCATCCAGTCTTCAGGGATCGGGAACTTCTTGACCCAGTCCGCCTCCGGATACAGATCCGTTGCCAGCGGCCAGGGGATGAACAGCGGACAGAACCTGGAAATCCCCAGAGGAAACCCTTCTTTTGCGGTGCGCCAGAAGTCAGCTTGCCATCCGGTATTTCCGCCGCCGGTACCTTCGAAGACCTGGAAAAGTTTTCTCGACGGGTGAGTGGCGCGCAATACGCCTTCCTCGATTGTCTTTTTGGGATTGGGAATATCGGCGAGCTCGGAAATATGAATCGCTGTCGGCGTCCATCCTTGCCCGATGCCGGTGGCCTGGGATCCAGACTGGATCGATAGGAGCGATCCATTGCTGAATCCCATCTGCCCGATTCGATCTTTGGTCTGTCGCGGTACCAGCCACCACGGGCAACGCTGATAACAAATCTCGATGATGCGGCCGATCAACTCGGACTTGTCCTGCTGGACCGAAGCCATGACGGCTTGTGTGTTGGGAATGAACAGGAGCCGATGAAGGAACAACAGCGCGGTCTCAGTCGAGATTCCGACCTGGCGCGCCTTGAGTACGAAGATTTCGATCGCGACTTCCAGGTCTTCGAAATGCGCGACAAGCTGAAAGAAGATTTCCTGCGAGATGCGTGGATCGAAGCGGAAAATGTCGCCCTTCTCATCGCAGATAAACGCGTAGCGGCTTTGGAAGTAGTGAGCGTCACAGGCACAGATAATCTGTTCGTTCTGAACCCAGCGCTTGAGTTGACGTTTTTTGTTTTCCGTCATGCGCTGCGTGACCTGCACGTAGGAGTTTTTAGAATTGCTGACGATCTTTGTGACTTTGTTGACGTATTCCTTGAACTCGCTGATCTGGTCGATGGTGTGATAGACCATTTCCCATTTCAGCTTTTGCGCGTAGGCGTGGAGCTTCTGTTCGATCAACCGCTTTGAGTAGATGTCAGTCTCCTAGAAAATATCTTTGGGTCCGAATCACGATCTGTCGTCCGATATCGCCTAACGCATAGCAGAACTTTTCCTCGCGGTCCATTCTTTCCATGAACGACTGTTGCGGAAACTTTCGGCGATACCACACAAGCGCAGCGTGTCCGGATTCGTGCGTGATGATGTTCATTGTCAGACTACGTCGAACGAAGAGCATTTCTCCCATCTTGGGACGTGAGCGGCCAACTTTACCCCTGTAATCCACGGTATGGCGA